ATCTTCGTATTGGTCCTTACCGAATTCAATTGCCGCTGGATTGGAGTATCGTGATAGCGGACAAGGACTTCGGCAATATGGAAATCATTGAACTGAAGAATCTTAACGACCGCCCCTTCGATGCGTTCATTTTGAATCCTATTAGTTCTTATATGCCTAGTTTCGGGCAGGTCACTATCGAGAACGTCTTTCCTGATATGATGTGGTACATGCCCAAGCTGAAATATGGACATATCCTGGTAGTTCCATTGGAAAATACCGTTAAACCAATGTGTGTGCTGTGCGTGCGCGACCTGAATAAGATTTCTGAAGTTCTTGATATAACTAAAATATTCTGCTAACCATATAATAAGGAATAACACAACGTGACAAAACGTATCGATAATTTACTGGCTGATTACGTTCGCCTTAATTGTAAGGGCAACCTGGGACCCAGCAACGCTGTCATGATCAAGATCATCCACGAATTGGTGCGGATGATTGAGGCTTCTTCGTCTTCCCATACGCTATCCGATCTTCCCCTACCGTCACCACCGCCCTATGAGACCGGTATTTCACACAGATTGGATGTTTCCGAACCAGTTCCTGAACCCGCAGCATCGGATGACAAGCCTCCTGTCGGTGAGCCGTTCCCCGCCGAGGAAAGTGCTTCAGCGACCCCAGAAGGCGCCGCCGCTTATGCTGACCAGTATGCCATTTTGCACGCTGCCAGCCCTGATACGTCCTCCCCGTCCGCTGAGGATGACACAGCCGCTGAACCGGACGCCGCCCTTGCCGTGGCTCGTTTGACCGTTGCCGAGATTGCCGACGCGCTTGGCGCCACGGTTGTTGAAGAACCTGCCCAGCATGTTTCTGCTGCTGCCCATGCACGGACACCAAAGGTCGCAAAAAAGGGATAATCTCACATAAAATAAAGGGTAGAATTCTACCCTTTACTTAAAAAATATTTATTTACTACTATTCCCGCCGCCACCATTACTACTACCATTACTACTATTACCACTTGCGTCACTTGGAGGGAATGAATTACTTGGGGTTGGTTGAGATGTCGCACATGCTGATAATAAAGCCAGACACGCCGAAACACTCAATAGTATTCTTTTATTCATCTTCAAATCCTTTCTTTATTTAAATGCAACGTCATAGAGCCGACAATAAAAAACGTTTTTGACTGCCGGCTCCATGATGCATAGCTGTTTTTGGCGAGAGAACTGAAATCCCTCATTTCTATTTAGGCATTTGGTCAATGATGGCGGAATACAAACTGGATATATTCGAAGCGTTGGCGGCTGTCGATAAACAGGATGGCGATTGGTTTGACCGTCAACCGGAGGACAACCAGAAGGGTTTCGCGCCGCCAGTTTTTCTGCGATGGATATCGTCCATTGATGGCGGTGAATTTGCCCAGGAATACACGCTGACGCTGGTCAATGACCGGGTAAACCTTTTTGCCAATGAATTGATGACTAAATATCCGGACCTGCTGTTTCGCCTTGCCGCATCCTGTGGAGTAGGGGAGAAGCAACGTCATGCGTGGTTGCCGCTTGCCAAACAAAAAGGATCATCGGTGCATTCCAAAAATGCGGCTTGGCAATTGGTGGCGGAATACAATCCATCAGCCAGCGAGACCGAAATAGATTTGCTCGTGGCTTTACATACGGCGGACAGTTTCAAAGCGTTTACCGAAGACGCTGGATTGCAGGCGGACGAAAGCAAAGAGGCGTTACGGGCATATGCCAACCTTACCGCAAAAACCAAAGACGCTACTGCCAAAAGCACTTCCGGTAAAACGAAAGGAAAAAAGCGAGTTTGATTGTCATTTTTGCCAAAAGGATTTTCGGACTGAACATGCTTTGCTGGCGCATATTTGCGAAAAGAAGCGCCGCTACATGCAGCGTGATGAAAAATCAGTGCGGATGGGTTTTGCGGCGTATCAGCATTTTTATGAACGGGCGGTATGCCGGAAGAAATTACCAACCTATGACAAGTTCACTAATAACAAGCTATATACGGCATTCGTAAGATTCGGACGTTATTTGATGAACATTAATGCCGTTAATCCCCTTGGTTTCATTGATTTCCTGATTAAAGTTGACGCCGGTATTGACCGCTGGGAACATCCAGTCTATTATGAAATCTATATGCGCGAATTGACCAAAATAGAGTTGCCTTATGAAGCCCTAGAGCGCAACATGAAGCTTATGCAAAGCTGGGAAATTGACACCGGGGAACATTGGACGGATTTCTTCCGCAAAGTGGCGCCGTCACAGGCAACATTATGGATACGGAGCGGACGCATCAGCCCGTGGGTGTTGCTTACGGCGCCATCGGCAGATGAGTTGTTCGCCCGGTTGTCGCCGGAACAGGACGAAATTGTGACTGGACTGATTGACGTGGATTTTTGGCGCATTAAATTAAATAACCACGCCGCTGATGTGGCGGTCATTCAGCAAGAATTGGAGAAAGCTGGCATATGAGACATAAGTTACCACCGTCAAAGATTTTGGTCCGTCCGCCACCGCCACCACCATTGCGTCTCAACCGCATCAAGCCGGCAAACGTTGATTATGCTGAGCGTTTGGAACAAAGGATTGTCGATTTTGAGTCCAATGTGGAGATGCTTCTGCACGAAATTGGCGGAAGGTAGGATTGACATGGCTGAATCAGACCGCCAGCAATTCTTGGCCGCCATGTATCGGGATGTTGGCGATGATGATAAGCCAAAGCGACAGCATGACGATATCATTGACCCGTCTGAAACTGGCATGCGCAAAACGCGCAAAATCATTATGGGTGCCGTGGCTGTGACTGTTCCGAGTGTTGAATATGTTGAAAGCCTGGAGCAAAAACTATTGGTGCAGGAGCAAGCCATCGCTGAATTGAGTCGTTATATCAAGCGGCTGGATGCGACGCTTAACCAAACACGGCAGTTTGCGCGGCGTCAGGGTGCCAACATTGCGGACTTGCAGCATGACATCATTCAGAAAGTTGATCGCCAATGACATCGACGGTTATCATCAACGATTTCGAGACCAATCGCCGCACGCTTTCCATTCTTGAGGATGCGGATTTCAATGTGGTTAATGGCGTCTGGGAGAATGAAGACCCGCTTCTGGTGGAAATGCAGAACAATCCGTTTTTTGCCGGTCGGCGTCGCTGGTGTGACCTTGATCCGACTCATTACCGGCTAATGATTTTGCGCAATTTGACTCAAGTGGCGCAGATTGGCGATGATGAACGAGGCAATGAAAACAACTTAATTGTCCGCTCGCTTCATTTTCTGTTGTGCGCTATGATTCATTGTTTGCAACGCCGCGCTGAAAGCATGCTGGAATTGGTAAGAATTAATCGCTTGAATGAGCATGAAATCACTTTTGATTACACTGCCACATTAAACATGCACATTGAAATGCCGAAACCGAAAGCCGGCAAGTTGTTTGTGGTGGTTGATAACGACAAAACTTTGTAACGGAAGATATTTTTGAAATGCGTTATCCGATATATCTGTGCGGACCGATTAACGGACGCAACGACGCTGGTTGCATTGATTGGCGCGAAACCGCCAAGAGCCTTCTGGTTCCACTATCAACGCTTGACCCGATGCGGTTGGATTATCGTGGACGCGAATTGGAAGAAGGCATCGCCAGTCAAATCGTTCTTAACGACAAAAACGATATCCGCAGTTGCGGCGCGTTATTGGTTGTTGGCACGTCAATGGAAATGTTCTATGCGTATGAGCTAGCTATTCCTGTTTATGTGGTTAACCTGAGTGGTGAACCGCTTTCGCCGTGGCTGATCTATCATTCCGCCAAAGTATTCGGGACGCTACGAGAGGCTTGCGAAGCGATTCTTTCGGATAGCATTGATTATGCAGATTATTGATGTCAATGACCCCTCCCTAAGAGCGTGCACGCTTCCGGGGAGGGTCATCGTCAGCACCGACATTGATATTGATTTCCCCAACCGCGATGCGGCGTTGGCTGGCGTATGGCATGTTCCCGCCGTCCAAATGAGACAAGGGGAGCGGGTCAAGCATCTGAGCGGCGTATATTTCCAAAACATCCCGATTGACCCAACCGATGATTGGGCGGTTTATAATCATGAGGAGGCTGCCAAGCGTGGCTATTTCAAAATTGATTTTCTTTCCAGCAATATCTACCAGGGCGTTCGTGACGACGCGCATCTTGATGAATTATTGGCACGTGAGCCCTTGTGGGAGTTATTCGAAGAACACGAAATCGTCCGACATCTGGCGCAGATAAACAATCACTTCAGCACCGTGCAGACCATCAAGCCAAAAAGCATCGGGGACTTGGCGGTCTGTCTGGCATTGATGCGTCCTGGCAAGCGGCATTTGATTGGGCGTCCTCGGACGGAGATTGATGCTGAAATCTGGCAGCCGACTGAGGCGTATTATTACAAAAAGCCGCATGCCATAGCGTTTGCCGCCAGCATTGTCGTGCAACTAAATCTTTTGGTAGAGTGATGGCGCTTTATGTGTTTCAAAGCGGCACTATTCAGGACCGAGCGATTCTTGGCTACGAGGTCATCAGTTCAAAAAACGGCTGCCTGCTTTGCGTCGTGAATTTAGCTCTGCTCTACAGCAATGAAATCGATCTTAATGCCGGACGGTTCCATTCGTTCTCCCAAGAAACGCAAGAAAACCGGTTGTCCATCCATAAACATATTAAATATCAGGAAGATACCATGGCATGGTTCTCCGTTGTGCTGGAATGGATTGCGCTGCATTCCAATGGCAAATGGTCCTTCACGGTAAACATGAATCACGTGAGTGATGGACACTGCGAATTCAGCTTCGAGAACGTCTCGGCTTGCGTCGCGTTCGCTCTGCTGTTCATGGGCGGGTGAGGACCGGTGAACCGCTCCCTCTCAACAGCCCTTGCTTTCTTCCCTTGCGCCGAATCCGTCACGGTTGCTCTGATATAGGAAGCTTTCTTAGTATAGACTCTTATATAGGTATGGGTCGTCGATTCTGCGTGGATAACTCCCAAAAAGGTCGTCGATTCTGCGTGGATAACCCTTTTTGGTGGAAAAAAGGTCGTCGATTCTGCGCACCGAAGGTCGCCGATTCTGCGTGGATAACTTTTTGGGCTGGCAAAGGTCGGCGATTCTGCGTGGATAACTCGCAGTGAGTGGTCAAAGGTCGGCGATTCTGCGTGGATAACTCGCCAAGGCTGTGGATAACCCCTCTCGGGAGGGCAAAGGTCGCCGATTCTGCGTGGATAACTCTCCGTGAGCGGGCAAAAGTCGCCGATTCTGCGCAGAATCATCGACCTTTGGTGGGTTGACGCCGGGATGCGTCGATTCGGTGACCCCCGGACCTCATTTTGGATGCCGGATTACGCAGAATCGACGACCTTCACGCAGAATCGCCGACCTTTTTCCGGAGATTAGCCCATCTCACGAAAAAAAGAGTGGATTTTGGCAGGATTCCTCAGCCAAGTCCCTTGCCGGTTTTCTCGTTGTCTGCATACTCAAACCGATTTCAGGAGCCTGGAGGAGGAAATATGACCGCTTGCCAGCTAGAATTGATTGGCATCGACGAAGCCAACCGGCTTGCTGACGCAGCGCCCACCAAAGCCGCCAGGACGCGTCTTCGGAACCGTCTGTACTCCGTGAGCGATCTGCTGTCTGCGTTACCCGGAGCCGACGACTTGGCGTTCAACCACTCCGGTTTGTGCCAGACGTTTTTGCCTCATTCACGTCCAGCCAACAACCAAACGGTTTGGACACGTGAAAGCGGACGGTTCACGTTGATGGTATCTCCTGGTGTGATGAAAATGGAGGGTCCTTCCGGCGCTAAGGGCAGATATGTTGGCGTGCCATATGGAACAAAAGCCCGGCTTATCATGTTTCATCTACAAACAGAGGGATTGCGCTCCCGAACGGTTTCCCTTGGAGAAAATCTAAGTGCATTCCTTCGTTCACTTGGTTTGGCGGGCACCGGAGGAGCGCGCGGAACGATAGCACAAGTACGGGAGCAGTGCATGCGTATTGCACGCTGCACGTTCACCATGCAATGGGATGAGCTTGAGAATGGCGGTGAAGTCACCAGAGTGGCTGACACCAAGATTGTAGAGGGTTTGGAATTGTGGAATGCCAATTCGGATGATTGGTCAGCGACGATTGAGTTGGGTGAAAAATTTTATGCGCATCTCATTGAGCATGCCGTTCCATTGGATAAGCGTGGTATTGCTTTGCTTTCAGGAAACAGTCTGGCATTGGATCTTTATGCGTTATTCGCCTATCGGCTTCCCAAACTTAAAAGCGACCTCACCATGACATGGGCAATGCTAATGCAGCAAATTGGGAGTGAAATGAACGAACGCAAACATGTTGCCGCAAGAGTACGCGATGTGATGCCCGACGTAATTCATGCTTATCCGCATGCCAATGTAACCATTACCCGCCACGGTTTGCTTATGAAAAACTCCAAACCATCCGTCCCCAAGGAAATGGTGTCAGGCTACCGCCTGATAGACGGTTAGGGCATCCGTTGCACAAGAGTGATTTGCCGTTTGCGCACGCGTTTGGAAATGGTCTCTTGCAGCGATACCGCCGGTCCGGCTTCCAGATTGAAATCCTTGCGGGAGAAATGCTTCAAACAATCACGGAAATCAAAGCTCTGTTTTAGGAAAATGTTAATGGGTATCTGTCTATTGCTCTGCCACCACCAATTTAAACCCGCACAAAGCAGCGCCCTACGGCGTTCTTCCGTTGGAAGGGCATCGATAACATACATCGACAGAAGCTGAGTATCGCAATTCTGAATAATTCCAAGGTATTCGACCCCTGCCATGGTGCCATAACTCATGAACGGGAACTGCTCCAAAAACTTTATAATGCGTTCGTCCATAAATAGATCTAATTTTGTTTGTGTTATTTAGCCATGCAAAAACGCGATATAATCCAATAGATAAATAGGCTACACACAATTGAAAAAACGACATGCCCGTTAATCTGTTTGATATTCCAAAGGTAGTAAACCTTGTTCTGCCGGAAACGACAGGGGCAACAGGAATCCGTATGAACTATCCCATCAATAAAACCGATTTTAGCGTCGTCAAGGGCATCTCCCAATCCATCCAGTTCTTCGTCCGCGATATTGACCGCCAGTTCGTTGACCTGTCCGGACAGACCCTCACCATCAACATCATATCCCGTGCCAATACCCTGCTGCTATCACGGGACCTGATTGTGGTGGACGTGACGCAATCACTGTTCGCGTTCGTCATGGCGCCATCCGACACATTGGACTGGACCATCGGACCGCTCAGCTACAGCATCATGGTGACCCGACCAGACGGTTCCCAGACGCTGCTGTGGACCGATTTGAACTACGGTCCCCACTCCTACCTGACCGTTCAACACGGTCCTGTACCGGCTCCTGCGGCGCCGCAAACGCTTGTCCCGTCAACATTCATCATCAACAATAGCTGGGCATACAGCGGTCCCCTTGCTGTCCAAGCCGGCTATCCTGGTGGCGTGCAGACCTTTGCCGTCTATTCGACCGATTTTGTCGGGACGCTGCAAATTCAGGGGTCGCTGCAACAGCAGCCCACCTCGCCGACCGATTGGTTCGTCATTTTGCAACAGGACTTCGAGACGGTTAGCGGGGTTACGGCTATCTCGGTGTATGGCGGCGTTTATCTGTGGCTGCAAATCCTGTTACCCGTCAATGAGCCGGAGCAATATCAGATAACGCCACCCATCACGTCAGGCAGCGTTGACCAAATTCTTTATAAAAAATAACACAAAATACGGCTTGACAAATTTCCTGCTGCGTGCTCATCATAGCTGCGCTACAGGAGTCGCCAACAAGGAATCCATAGATTTTCTTCCGCGCCTCTGTTATATGCTCGCGCGGGAAGACCCGCGCTCATGACGGCTTGGTTGCAGGTTCGAGTCCTGCCGGGCGTACCAATTGCAACCCATCCTTCCAAAAGCGTCCGAAATGGATTACTATTGGCATTGGATTGGTTAGATTGAAAGGTTTTCAGAGATGGCGACATTTTTTACGTCGGACAGTCACCACTACCATCGCAATATTCTTAAATTATGCAATAGACCATTTGCGTCCGTAGAAGAAATGGACGAAGTTCTAATCGCCAATTGGAATAGCGTCATTACCCAGCCCACCGACGATGTGTGGATGCTTGGTGATTTCGCCTACCGCCAAAAGAAAGGGTCGCTCGGCGCTATTTTCCAGCGGCTCAACGGCAGCAAACGGCTCATCATTGGTAACCATGACAATGATGAAGTCATTGAACTGCCATGGGTTGCCGTGCCAACACACTACGAAGAAATCAAGCTAGACGGCACCAAAATTGTGCTATGCCATTACCCCATGCGATCCTGGAATGGCATGTATCATGGCACGCTTCACCTGTATGGACACGAGCACGGCAATATTCCGGATTACGCCACGTGTGTCGATGTCGGCGTGGATTGCTGGAACTATTTCCCGGTAACGCTTGCCCAAATCAAGAAACGGATGGCGACTATGCCACCCAATCCGATTCTTGAGGCAGCGAAAAATCGGGATAAGGAAAAGATAATCCAGACCTAAAAAATGTCCGCACTGGAAGAATTGCTATCGACAGACCGTGTTTGGGACCGTCTATCCAGCGCCCTGTTGGGACGGTCCAAACACTCCGGCGGCAGGTTCATCACGATATGCTGTCCGATGTGTCAGACACGCGGGGAAACGGCGGATAAACGGTTTCGCTGCGGTGTCATCCATGACGCCACCGGCATCGGGGTGAATTGCTTCAACTGCGCCTTCAAAGCCCGGTTCAAGATTGGCGAAACGCTCAGCCTTGATATGAAGGGTTTCATGGTCAACCTTGGCATCCCGTCAGAGGAAGTCAACCGGCTGTCCCTGTGGGCTTGGACTATCAACAAAATGGCGGAGACTGAGCCTGACTTCGTCATACCGCCGGCAATCTGCCCGACCTTCGAAGATGCGCCGCTGCCGCATGGCTGCAAGACCATTCACGAATGGGCAACGCTTGGCTGTGATGATACGAATTTTCTGATGGCTGCGGAATATCTGTTGGCACGCGGAGACGACATAGCCAATGCCTGTCCCTATTATTGGACGCCTGACCGCACATTGCGACAACGGCTGATTATGCCATGCACCATCAACGGACATGTGGTTGGCTGGATAGGACGGGCGGTCAGACCAAATATAGTGCCCAAATACCTCAACGAGACGCCGCCCAACATCCTGTTCAATGCCGATGCCCTTACCAGGAAAAAACGCAAATATGTTATCATAGTGGAAGGCGTCTTTGACGCCATTGCGGTGGACGGCATTGCGCTGTTGGGAACTCATTTGAATGAACGGCAGACGGCGTGGATAAATTCCAGTGACATGAATAAGATTGTGGTGCCGGACCGCGACATCGCTGGCTTGGAACTGATAAGGCTAGCCAAGCAGAACAACTGGATGGTGTCCAATCCAGGTTACAGCACCTCTGGCGAATATGCGTGGTGGGACAATGATATCAAGGACGTAGCGGATGCCGTCAAGGCATATGGACGGCTATGGACGCTGAGAAGCATTATAGCGAACGCGACCGATAGCGCATTCAGGATTGAACTTTGGGAAAAGACGCTGCTTTTAAGTGTCAAGACGACTTCATCGGTATATCATTAAGGATGGTTTATGAGAAAAGGAAGTTCTGACGGTTACGTTAACAAGTATCCGATTGAGGTTCAGGCGCTGTACCTAAACTATTTAATTGGCAACAAAGATATATTTCAAATTTGTCGGGCTATTTTGAGTGCGGACTATTTCGACGAAAAACTTCGTCCGGCAGTCCGGTTTATTATGGACTATACCGACGAATATAAAGCCATCCCATCGATAGAACAAGTTCGTGTGATGTGCGGCGTAACGGTGGAGAAACCGACCGAGAACTCGCCTGAGCATCGCAAATGGCTACTTGATGAAGTGCAGGGATTTTGCCGACGCAAGGCGATTGAACTGGCGATTTTGGACAGTCCCGACCTGTTGGAGAAGGAGCAGGAAGCCGAAATCGAGGAACGCATCCGGGAAGCCATGGAGATCAGCGTCATGACTGATCTCGGCACCGACTATTTCGGCGATCCGCTTGCCCGGCTGGAAAGGATGCGTGAGAAAACGGTTATGATTTCAACCGGATGGCAAACGCTTGACCACAAACTATATGGCGGCGTTTCCAGGGGCACCCTAACTGTTCTGGCTGGGGCTTCCGGAACGGGGAAAAGTTTGCTTTTACAAAATATGGCGTTGAATTGGGTATTTTTAGGACTAAATGTAGTATATTTCTCACTTGAGCTTTCAGAAGAATTAATATCGCAGCGTCTTGATGCAATGGTTACCGGGCGTTCCACCAGGAATGTTTTTGTCCAATACGAGGAAGTCGCCGAGAGTGTCATAAAGCAAAGTCAAAAGGCGGGCAAGCTCCAGATCAAGAAATTACCGGAGGGTGGCACGACCGCCAATGATCTCAGAGCCTATTTGAAACAGTATGAGCTTGAGACTGGTATCAAACCGGATGTTGTGATAGTTGATTACCTTGATTTAATGTATCCAATTAACAAGCGGATTGACCCTTCTGATATGTTTGTCAAGGACAAATACACCTCGGAAGAGTTGCGTGGTCTGGCTTGTGACCTGGATGTTATCTGTGCAACCGCTTCACAGTTAAACCGGCAGTCGATTGCTGCCAATGGTGAATTCGACCAGAGCCATATTGCCGGCGGTATTTCCAAAATCAATACAGCCGATAACGTATTCGCCATTTACAGCACGCTGGCAATGAAGGAAAGGGGCGTTTATCAACTGATTTTCCTAAAGACCAGAACAGCCGCTGCGGTCGGACAAACGATTGATCTGGCGTATGATCCGGTAAGCATGCGGATTACCGACCAGAAAATAATTGAGGATAATCCAGAACGCCAAAAAGGCTTTAACAGCTTGCGTGCTGAGCTTTCTGCCAAGACCGCTAAATCAAAAGACAATGGCTCGAAGACGGCGACGGCTGCCAAAGACGATGTTGCTGAACCAGTGGAGACCAAACCAACTGTCATGGAGCTTGTGGCGCGGCTGAAGAAGACAAGACAAACTGTGACATAAGTCAATTACCCCTCCCTGAAGGGAGGGGCTTGGAAGAAAATAATTCATGGAGATGTTATGCATAGCAAGAAAGACGTGGCTCCTCCCCTGCCTGAAGGCAGGGGTCTCCGCCGCGCAGAAAAACGATGAAGACTGACATTATTGATTCTCTCACGCCAGGAGCGGCACTTTTGGCTGCCGGCATCAAGCCAACATCAACCTGGGACATGTTGAGACGTGTCAAGGCAAGGATTACGCCGGAGATTGCCGCGTCCCTGTCGGCTCAGACTGGACTGACTGGACTGAGTGCCAAATTCTGGCTAAATCTTCAAGAAGCTAACGATTTGTGGAACGAAGCAAATGGCGACGACGCCATTGAAGAAAATTAACGCACACAAGACGCCAAAGACACTCTCGTAGCTAATATTAGTGTAACGCCTAAATAGCACATATAGGTACACGTGACGGTGATGGACAATAATATTATCCAAATGCGGGAGTTCATTATGTTGACCGAGGAAATATCTTCGGCATTGGAGCCAACTGTGCAAAAAGTAATTGATAACGACGACGAAACCTCGCCCGAGCGGGACGAA